CAGCTGTAAAATTCTCAGGTGAATTTGCTCATTTAATTGACACGGTTAATAAAGGATATGCATTAGAATATCAATTGGGTGATAAGTATATGAATTGGGCATCTCAAATGTTCAATCAACATTTAATGACATTCAATTTCTTACAAGAGTTTGTAGACTTACAAAATGAATCTATTGCCGAGTTTTCGGATTTATTAAACGCTGCTCAATTAATTGATGTAAACAACAAGTTGGATTTATTACATTATGAAGAACGATACTTTGGATAATACTATAGACTTAGACAATATGTTTAAGTCGGAAGAAAAAATCGAACCAACTGTTGTAGGTGGCGCGATGGGTATGGAACCTATCACTCCAGAAGAACCTGTAGAAGAAACTGTTGATATCGATATAAATAAAATAGTAGCAGAATGGAGTTATCGTTTATCATCTGGATATCCTAAAGTTAAGGACGGTATATTTGAAGAATCGGATGTACAAATACTAAATCAAGTATTGAACGAGTTATATCCAGGTGTAAATTTCGATACATCTATTTTATTAGAAGCACGTCCGCACGAACATACGGATTTAAAATACATTCCATTAGATGCATCGCAAATGATGTCAAGATGGCAACGCATTAATATAGACCCAGAAGTATTAGTTAAATTTCCATTATATAATACTACGCCTGTTAATATTTCTAAAAAAGATAGATTTGTATTGATGGGTAATGAAACACTTAATGATATTGACTATGCAACAGCTGCTGATTTATTGGCATCTAAACAAGCAACTGTATGGAAATCAGATGCATTCAATAATCTATACTTTATTATAAAGGTTGGTAAAACGAGATTGGTAACGCAATTAAAAGGAGCTGCTGCAACGGATACGGATGTTAAGGAAGGTCTTGTTGTAGTGATGTATGATTCGAATATAACAACTCCGTTTACTCCACAAACCTTTCAATCACATATCGCTGATTTACAACAAACGGCACAGGCATCTGATTCGCTTGATGCAACTGCAAAGAAACGTGTTATAAAATATTTTGATAAGATAAAATTTGAATTTAGTCGTGAAATAGTAAATACATTAAATGAAACACTATCGCAGGCATTAGTTATGCGTTTTGCATACGGTGAAGGATTCCGTATCGATAGAGATTATGTATTTAAGAGAATTCGTGATATAGCTTCTTCAGCAACTGGATTACCTGCAGATAAATGGTGTCCAGGTGATGTATATTTAGTAGCAGACGATGCTACTATGAATATTGAAAACGCTGTTAACGACGTAGCTCGTAGTAAAAATATTGCGGACTTAAACGTTTTATTTATAAATAATTGGGGCGAATTAACAAGTAAGGCAGGAGCATGCATAGTAGCATGTTCATTAAAAATGGCCAAGGCACAAGCAGGTAAAGCTAAGTCTTATTTAAAACAAATGGGTAAGGCCGATATGGAATATAACGTATCGCCAGATGAAGCCAAAATGAATCTTAAAGGTATAATAGAAGGTATTATACGTTTACGTGGACAATTAGCGAAAGTTTTAAAACGCAACGATACTTGTAAATTTAACTACTCAGCAACGATGGACCCAAAGACATTATCTAAAATGCCAGAGAAGTTATTACGTGAAAAGTATGCAGCATTAAAAATTATAACTGCTTTGTTAGGTAAAGATAGTGGAGATGCAGATGATAATTTATTAGGTGCAATTGCATACGGTATGAGTTTATCTAACGTGAATCCGTCATTCTTTAAAATAGTAGGTAATCCATCTGGTAAACCTGCACGAGTAGAACACTTTAAAGCAGGTGATACTATTAAGTTCTTTAGTAAAGACCCAGGTCAATTATCAATCGTTGATGTAAACGATAATGATACAGCAAATGCAGTTCAATTCAAATGCAAAATGCAAATGGGTGAAGAAATATTAGATGTATTATTTCAGTCAAGAAGTAACGGTTTAACACAAGCTACGTTAGAGTTACAAAAAGTTAAGCCTATTTCTAACGTATAAAATATTTATTCTAAAGAGGATTATGATTGAAAACACAGTTACTTTGTACGTTTGCCCATAAAAAAGATTTAACACTTGTAGCAGATTACATTACAGCTACATATATCTTGCCGGAAAATAAAATATTTGTATTTTCGGACGCTAACGATACAGATGAATTGTTTTGCACTTATAATATAGAGTCCGGTACTATTAAAGGTAAAAATACTATTCTAGTTCATAGAAAAAAAGAAAGTAACACTTTATATACCGTTAATGCACTAAATGACTTGATTCGTACAATAAATAATGGTATATTAGATAAGTCATTCATAATTGACTGGCAACGTTATAGAAACAGCATATTGTTATCTAACGAAAATGGATTGCGACATGTTGAACTAGTTTTATATAAAATAGTACGTTTGTAGATATATATAATATAGGATTGATATGAAAATGAAATTGACAAATTTAATACCATTAAAAGAGACAATAGAAGCACCGGCTTCGAATATACTTTCATTATTAGCATCGCCGGATATGAAAAAGTATATGAGAATGTTAGTCGACCAAATAGAACCTGCAGAATATGCCCGCATAGAGAAATTGTATAAGGGATTGTACGCAGAATTAAAAAAACACGAATAATTGTATTGAGATAACTCTTGATACTTTTTAAAATAACAAATAAAAAATAACAAAATATTTTTATTCTTGCTAATTAGCAATTATATTAATGATAAGTAAATTAATAACAATTAAAAAAGGTAAACACTATGGCATTAAATTTAGATGCAATCCGTAAGAAGTTAGACTCCTTACAAAATCAAACAAAAAAACAAGACGCTCTTTGGAAACCAGAACCTGGTAAACAACAAGTAAGAATCGTTCCTTACAAGCACAACAAAGACAATCCATTTTTAGAATTACATTTCCATTACGATTTCGGTAAGAAAACTTTGCTTTCTCCTATGACGTATGGTCGTCCTGACCCTATCGTAGAATTTGCTGAGAAGTTGAAGACAACCGGTAACTCAGATGATTGGAAATTAGGTAAGAAACTAGAACCTAAAATGCGTTGCTATGTACCAATCTTAGTACGTGGTAAAGAGCATGAAGGCGTTAAATTCTGGGGCTTCGGTAAACAAGCTTATACAGAATTGTTAGGTTTTATCGCTGACCCTGATTATGGTGATATTACAGACCCAATGAATGGTCGTGATATTGTGATTGAATTTGTTCCTGCTGAATCTCCTGGCGCGTATCCTAAAACAACTATTCGTGTAAAACCGAATACCACTCCTTTAACTGAGTATAAAGCAATCTTGGCTAAGATTCAAGAGACACCAGACATCAATACAATTTTCAAAGAACCTACATACGAAGAATTAAAAGGCCATTTAGAAGCTTGGTTAAATCCATCGGAAGAAGCAAATGCTCAACCTGATGCCGTAAACGAAACTGCTCCTGTATCAGCTTCTGCTAAAACTGCAGCAAAAGTGAGTAAAGTAGATGACGTAGCGTCAGCATTCGATGAGTTATTTAACGAGTAATTATTATGGCAAAGAAAAATTCAGAACCAAACAAAGAAGAACAAATAGATGACTTAGCCAGTATAATGGCTAATAATCTAAATAAAAAGTTCAAGGACACTAACTATAAAGTAGCTTATTTCTTAGAGGGAGACACAGATTCTCCTTCTGAGGTTAAGGGCTGGGTTAAGTCAGGATGTAGTATGTTAGACTTAGCTATCAGTAATCGTCCTAATGGAGGATTTCCGGTAGGTAGAATAACAGAAATAACTGGTTTAGAAGCTTCGGGTAAATCTTTATTAGCGGCACATGCATTAACAGATACACAACGCCAAGGCGGATTAGCTGTATATATTGATACAGAAAGTGCTGTAAGTAGAGAGTTTTTAGAAGCTATCGGTTTAGATTTAACTAAGATGTTGTATGTTCCGTTGGAAACAATCGAAGATATTTTCGAATCAATTGAGAATATCGTTGAATCGGTACGTAAGTCTAATAAAGACAAATTGGTTACTATTATTGTAGATTCAGTAATGGGTGCTAGTACCAAACAAGAGATGGCTGCAGAGTTCGATAAGGACGGTTATGCGACATCTAAATCTATCATTCTATCAAAAGGTATGCGTAAGCTTACTAATATGATAGCACGTGAAAAGATTTGTTTAATATTTACCAATCAGTTACGTACTCGTTTAGGTGTATCGTTTGGAGATCCGTGGACTACATCAGGCGGTAAAGCGATTCCATTCCACGCCTCGGTACGTTTACGTTTAAAATCAATTGGTCAAATCAAAGTAAAAGACAATATCATTGGTATTAAGACTAGAGCTCAAGTAATTAAAAATCGTATGGGACCTCCATTAAAGAGTGTTGATTATGATATTTACTTCGAATCTGGTATTGATGACTTTGGCGGTTGGCTAAATATTATGAAAGACTATAACATTGTTAAACAGGCAGGCGCTTGGTATACATATGTTAATAAAGTAACAGGAGAAGAAGTTAAGTTTCAGTCTAAGGACTTCGAAAATACGATTAAATCTAATCCAGAACTTTACAATATGATTTATGATGAAATTTGCGAGGCATACATATTACGTTATAACCCAGGTGTTAATATCGGTATTGATGACATCGAAATTTCAGATGATTTAATTCCAGAAGATTAATGGATAAACGGTTACAAGAAATCTTGAGGCAAGTTACTCAAGAACATGCTGAAGGCAAAAAGGCTGTCAATCTTAACGATAGAG